CACGCCGCCCGCGGTACCTTTCTGGCTTGTAGGAATATAGTCGAGCGCAGGAATCTGCGCAACTGGAACCTTTCTGTTCCCGTCGAGAGCCGCAACGCCATTCGCTGCACCCTTCTGCGCGGTGGGAATGTAGTCCAGGGAAGGCAACTGCCCAGACGGGACTTTACCGTCAGAGCCAAGGGTTGCAACGCCGTTCGGCTGGCCCTTCTGGTTATTGGGAATGTAGTCGAGCGACGGCAGCTGACCCGCAGGAACCTTGCCGTCCTGGCCGAGCGAGGCGACGCCTCCGGCCTTGCCCTTTTCGGATGTCGGGATATAGCCGAGCGTAGGCAGCTGCTCAGCCGGCAGCTTGCCGCCGGCGTCAAGGTCAGCCTTTTTCTTGAGAATCTCGTCGACCTTATCGGCGTTCGCATTAAGGTCTGCGACGTCGCCAAAGTCCTCAGGCGCCGGCTTTATCAGGTTGTAGTTTTTCGTGTACGTAGCCATTTACGGAAGTACCTCCTCTTTGATTTCTCTCCAGGTGAGTTTCTTTAGTTCTGCCCAGGTATAGGCCTTGATCTGTCCCCAGGTGTTATAAAGAAGCTCAACGCTGAAAACCATGTTATAGGGCAAGATTCGCTCAAGGGTTTCTGCAATGATCGTTTCTTGCTTTTTAACAGTAAGAGCGACCTTCATGTTCACCGTAAAGGTCGCCGTATTGATCGTGAGAATATACCCGCCCGCTCCGCAAAGGGACTCCAGAAGAGCCTCCAGGCTCCTTCTGGTGTACGGAATATTCTCGTTATACCTACTGAGCAGCCTGAGCTTGCGGTCGTCCAGGGTGTCCGTGGCGAAGGGCGTGATCTTCAGCATTTTCTCTCTGCGAGCAACGCCGTTTTCAGTCGCCTCCATGATAAACTGGTCATTCATGCAGTCTTCGCAGGCGTCCCAGATAGCCTGGACTTCAGGAGTCTCGGCCTCCATGATCGCCCGCATTTCCTGAACATCTTTCAGCACCTCAGGCAAGTACTCTCTGAGGTCGATCGTTCTGATATTATTGAAGTTACGCACCGGAGAACGACCCCCTCACTGCAACCGCGTCCTTATCAAGAGTGAGGTTTCCGGCCTGGCCGTTCAGAGTCGTGCCGGAAATATCTACAATGCCGGAGAGCGCCAGAAGGCGGGACTCGATCTGCGAGATTCTCACGATCAGGTTAGCCTCTCGTGCCCAGGTAGAATTGAGCTCTCGATAGTACGCCTCAATCGCCGCTTCAATATAGGTACGGCTTTCTTCCAGGTTCCAGCCAGGGGCGAAAGTCAAGGTCGTAGAGATATTGACCGCGGCGCCGGTCGCAGCAACGATCGTAACCTCATGGTCGATCGGGGCAAGGCCGATACCCTCGCCGTGGTTCTGTGTTGGGTCAATCGCGGTCTGCACCTTCTCAACCAGAGTACTGGAAGGCGGCTTGTAGTCGCTGTCCGTGATAACGAGCTTGACCGTACCAGGACCTTTCCAAGCTCGGTATGGTTTACAGCCGCCGACGCCGGGCAGGGCCTCAGTCACTTCCACGTACTGCCCACGATTAAACCCATAGGACTGGTTCTCAAAGCTGTTGAGGTAGCGAAGGCGCAGAGTTTCAGTCGTTTCCTCGTCCTCGCCGTTGATCGCAATCGAGGTAAGCTCTGCCGTAGCAAGGCCCTCGATATACTCAATGGGGATAAGCTGGCCTGTGTAGCTGTTCGGGTCTGCACCTGCAGTCTCGCACTTGAGGTAGTATTTCATGGACGAGATTTTCTCGGTCACAACCCAGTTATACTTATCGCAGGAGAACCGAGTGCCGATGGGAATCTCCATGCTAAAGTCGCCGATACCGACCGCTGCAGTAGCGGGCAAAGGCGTAATGCCTCTCTCGCTGCAGCGCTTGATAAGGTAGTCACGGCTTGCTGTGTCAGCGAAGGTCTCGTTGAGTACAGTATCAAGGGCGACATAGATCATCGCGCTTTCCAGCGAGTTCGGCGCAAGCGCGTCGAAAATGATAGAGCCCTCGCGCTTGTCAAGGCTCGAGGCTACTCGCGCCAGTTTTTCTTGAAGAATCGCCTCATAGGTCTTATCTTCGTACATCAGTTTCCACCTCCAGGTCACCGAAAATGCTGTGCACGGTAAAGGTAACGTGAACAGTCTCTTTTCCGGTTTCAAACTCAAAGCCGTCTACTGCGGTAACGCGGTCGTCCTGCAGCAGGGCTTCTGTAATACAACGCTTGATCTCTGGGAGTGCGTACTCTTTCGGCTTGCCGATCAGCTCAACGAGCTCCACCCCGTAGTCCCAGGAGTAAATCAGGTACGCATAGCGCTCTGTACTGAGAATCAGGTAGATCGCTTGTCTTAGGGACTCGAGGTTATCGGCCATGCCGCGAATACGCCCATGCTCAATATCCAGAGCGTAAGTGAGACTCGGTTGAGTCTCGACCTCCAGCGTCAGGAGGTCGTCGTCTGTTTTGGGAATCATTTCGGCGCCTCCACTCTGTCTAAAATAATAAACTTCTGCCCGCCGTCAGCCCTCAGCAAAAGGACCTGCTCGCCAGCCTTGAGCGCAAGGTGAACACGAAAGGCCTTTGTACCCTTGTAGGCATGCTTGTGACTGGCAAAAGCTGCGTCGCCGCTGCCGCCGGACGTGTCTTCGGTCTGATGATCGACAGTCATGCGAACCGTGTAATCTCTGACTGCGTTCGTCAGGATAAGCTGCTGTTCGGTAAGCTCCAGTTTCTGGTCTACCTGCACTTTGAGCGGCGCGGCGCTGGTTACCTTGCCGAGTACAAAGGCGAAGGGCTTGCCAGCCTTAACAGCCTCGACGGCGGCGCGTTTTACGTCTCCAAGGAATCCGGTCATATCAGGCGACAAATGTACCACCTCGCAATTTCAGGTCCATCAAGTGCTGATTCTGCTTGAACTTATGCGTTACCTTTTCCACGAGCAAATAGCTCTGGATATTGATGTCGCCGAGCCCGAGCTTCACAATGACGGACGAACCGGCCCGAACCCGAGTATCTCCGAGCGCGTCGGAGATAGACAGGGAACGGGTCTTTGTGTTATAGAGTTTCAAAAGGGCCTCTGCTTTTGCTGCGCCGTTTGTGGCGATCTCCACCTTGTCGGTGTACTGCAGAAGGCCCCACTTGTTGATATTTGCGCTGTCTTTCGCTATGAACACCTCGCGCTTACCGCTTTTCTTATTCTCAAAAGTGATCTTGATCTGGTTATAAGTCTGGCGGTCGATCGAGCTGGAGTAGCTGTAGTTGCCAGCCGTGTCCATATCGATACAGAGGTTTAGCTTCATGTTCTCAATGTTTTGCAGCGTCAGCTTGCCGACATTATCATAGAGAACGAAGAGCTTTGTCTTAGCCTGGAGCGTTTCGTCCAGCGCGTTCTGCGCAATATCGAAGAGCGTAGCGTTGTCCTCGGTGCGGGACTCAATGACGTGCTCAGTGTCCTCCAGCTTTCCTGTTTTCAGGCCAAAGTCCTCAGCGATCATCTTAATGACCTCGTTCGCCTTCTTGTTGGAGTAGACGTAGGTGTCTTTGTTCTTGAAGTAGCGGAGCTGATCGTAGGCCGTAACCTCAATGAGGTACGGCGTCCGGCCGGACCGGCTCTTTTCAAACACGAAACCATAAAAAATATCCGTCCCGTCGACGGATAGCTTTACAGGGTTTCCCTCCTGGAAGGAAAGAACGTCGTCCTTGATACAGGAAAACTTGAGCTTGCCTGGAGTACCTTTACGGTCCCACTCAAGCGTGATACCCTCCTCGATGATAGGGTAGTAGACAGTGCTGCCGTTTTGAATAATCAGGTCTATTTTCATGGAATCGTCAACACCTGCCCCGGATAAATAAGGTTCGGATTCTTGATCTTTCCCTTATTCGCGTTATAGATTTTTGCGTACTGCGCGCCGTTGCCGTAATACTTCTTAGCGATATTCCAAAGGCAGTCGCCGGACTTAACCGTGTAGGTCTTGACTTTCGGCGCGCTGGAGGTCTCTCGCTTTTTCTTCTGCTGAACAACGGGCTTTTTTTCAGGCTTTGGCTTTACTACAGTGACGGTCTTCGTCGAGTAGCTGATATACTGCTTGAGCGTGATAGAGACAGTCACGTCTGGGCCCTTTGTGGCGTCCTCTGTGACCGTGTAATTCTCAAGGCTTACTTTCATATTCGTGTCATATAAAAGTCTTCCAGAGGGAGACACACGGCTCACCAGGAAGCGAAACGGCTCCTTGCCGGTCATAAGGCTCTCCAGCTTGTTCAGGTAGGAGTCCGGCCGGCGGTAGCCGTTCGCAAAGGAGTACTGTCCCAGCATGGGAAGTATCGCGTCAAAGGTGATCTCAGTAAGCCCAGGGGCGCGCAGGAAGTTTATATCGCCTTCGTTAATCAAGGTCAGCGTTTTATTGTTGCCCTTGATCTTAACGGTTAATTTCTGTGGAGCGATCGGCAGCTCCATACCGTCAATGAAAAAGCTATACATTTACTCATGCACCCCCTCAGCAGCGACTTCCAGAGCCTCGGCAAAGCCCTCAGTCAGAGTATTCAGCACGCCGTCAAGGTCCATGTCGGAGTCGATACGGTTGGTCATGCCGGACATATCGATCTTGACCTCGGCGGTGGTGAAGCGGTTGATAGCCTCTTGCTCTGCGAGGTCTCGCATATACTTGAGGTCTTCTGTGGTTTCCTTAAGAGACGCAGCCGCGCTGCCGGCGCTGTCCTTGATACCTCCAGGGCCAGACAGGTCCTGACCGATACCGTCAAGCGCCATCTGCTCTGCGGCATTGTTCGCCGCGGCTTCTGCCTTCATCTGGGCATTCGCGCTTTGCAAAGCGCTGACCGAAGAATTGAGCTCAGTTTTCAGGGAGTCGATATGCGCGTCTCGACCGGCTTTAGCTGCCGCAAGCTCGGCCTCGAAGTTCGCAAGCTCCTCAGCTCTCGCAGCCTTTGCAGCCTCATTCTCTGCGGCGGCTGTCGCCGCGAAGGTGACATGCTCGATCGCTTCAATATTGACTCCGGGGAGCTTGTTCAGCAGCCCGATGAACTTATTGATAAGATCGATCGCACCGTTAATCATGTTCTGCAAAATCGTCAGAACGGAGACCTTCATGTTTCCCATAAAGTTCGCAATCGCAACACCGGCTTTCTGCCAGCAGAGCTGGAGTTTTGCGACCAGGTCCATGACCCAGTACACACCGACGAAGAACGCGAGCTTAACTGCATTCCAGCCGACGATCAATGCAAGCGTGCAGAGGTTCCAGGCATTACGGAGACCTCCGACAGACTGAATCCACTTATAGATCATGCCTACGAGTATGCCAATCGCTACCGCAATCCAGAGAATTGGGTTAGAAAGCAGTGAGATGATAAGGGCTCGGTTCGCCTCAACCTGGAGCCAGGTGGCCGCGGTATGAACGAGATACGCTGCGGTAAGAATCGCGACCGCCGTAGCCACGCCGACGAGCACAGGCTCGATCGCCGCCCAGTTCTCATAAATCCACTGCGCGCCTGCACCGATAACCTGAATCAAAGGACCGAACGCCTCGAGCAGAATGTTCTGCATCATCGTCCAGACCTGAGAGAAGGTATAAGGCATAGCGCTGAACTGTGCGTTGATTTCATCCGCAGAGCTAAGCATGGCGTCTTTAACAACCTGCGCCGTGATCTGGCCCTCGGCAGCCATAGCCCGAATCTCGCCAACCGATACGCCGAGGTGATCGGCAATCGTCTGAATGATCGTAGGCGCCTGCTCAAAGATACTGTTGAGCTCTTCACCTCGCAGCACGCCGGAGGCCATAGCCTGAGTCAGCTGCATCATTGCAGCCTCTTGACCGGCCGCAGAAGCGCCCGCAATCGTGAACTGCTTATTGATAAGTTCTGTAAAGGCGACGAGCTCGTCTGTATTGTTAAAGGCGTCTTTTGCCATGATACCCATCTTCGCAACGGCGTCGGCCGTGCTCTGGTAGGCAGCGCGAGACCTGTTTGCGGAGGCCATGATCTGGTCTTGCAGCGCCGCAGTCTTTTCAAGGTCGCCGGTAATCAGGTTCAGCCGTGCCTCGGTCTGCGTCATGGCGTCCGCAAGGCCGATAATGTTCTTGATCGACAGCGCGGCGCCGACCGCCGCAGCCGCGTGCATGAACTTCGACTTCATGGACTCCGCTGCGCCGCCGGTTCTGCGCGTCTGGTTCTCGACTTCTTCAAGCTGCGCGCCCATCCGAGCAAGCTCTTCACGCGCCGTCTGGAAGGAGCGGGTATCGACTGCGCGCCCAGAAGCGGTCTGCATGGACTCAAAGCTGTTTAGCGCCAGGTTCATTGCTCGGTGAATGCTTCTCAGCGGCGCAGTCATGCCGTCGACCAGAACAAGCTGCGACTTGATAAGTGCCATAGGCCCTCCTTTCTAAGAAAAAAGCGGCGCGGAGCGGGGCCCCAAACCACTCCGCGCCGCCGTTTATTTTTTCTTGTGCTTTATTTTTGCCGCCTCTTTCTTTTCCTGCTCGACCTTAATATCGATCGCGGCTATGATAAAAGCCTGCGTATAAGGGTCTAAGTCAAGAAAGACGTTCGGCGGCCATTTGAACTTGTGAAGACAGTAGTAGACGTAACTCGCCTCGGGGTCGTCTTCGAGTATTAGTTTTTTGCTTCTTCCACCATTTCCTCGCCGGACTGGAAGCCGTTGACCTCCAGAACCTTCGTAGAGTAGTCCTCGAACTCGGCAGGTGTCAGCATAGTGGTAATCAGCTGTTCTGCGCCCATAACGCCGTAGCTCTGCTGCAGCTCGGCGTCGTTCAGGTTAGGGAACACCGTGCAGCGAACGGAGACCTTTGCGAGGTAGGCGTTCGCGTCAAAGTCCTGGGTGAACTGGCCTTTGCGGCCAGGCACGGGGATCGTGCGCATACAGGACTTTCTGAGAGAGGCGTTCTCTGCGGCGGTAATGCAGCAGATTTCCCAGGGCATTGCCTCGCCGGTATCGGGGTCCACGAAACGGTCGGACGCGATAAAAGTAACGTTGTCAACCTTCTTTGCGTTCTGAGCGAGGAACGCAGTCAGATTCTTAGCCATAAATAATTACCTCCTGTTTTTGTGTCGTTTACTGCATGCCGTTCAGCAAGCTAAAAGTCTCAGGCATTTCCCAGTCGTCGAAAGTGCCTTCGAGCTCCTCGTCCAGGGTCTCGGCGTCGGCGTCGAACTTCGCGAGGATACCGCCCTTAGTGAGGCAGTTCTTCAGGATAATCGTCTGGCGACCGACAGAAGCGGTCGGGTCCTCGTTGGAAACCTGAATGTCGAAGGTCGGCATAAAGCCGGTTCTCTTGTACTCGAGCAACATCTTTCTGATAACGGACTGGTTATAGTGGGCGGTGCCGCTCCAGGTACCGGTCCAGCCGGTGGGCTTGTTGCCCTTACCGGACTTGCCGAGGATAGGAACCTCGGCCACGTTGATCTCCATATTGGACTCGAAGGAGTAGAGCTGCATAAAGCAATATCTGTTTCCGTCGGCCATGGTGATATACGCAGAGGCCTGAGAGCCTGCAACCGCGTCAAGCGCGTTCATAATAGGCTGATTCATAGTTCAAACCTCCTTCTTACATGATGATGACAGACATATAGAGCTGAGCCATAGCGTTCACGACGTTCAGGTTCTTCACAATGCAGAGAACAGCCTTCTTCGTGTCGCCCTGCTCAACGGTCACGCTGTCGGGGTCAAAGTCTTCGATTGCACGAATAGACTCAAGGTCCTGGTGCAGCTTGCAAATGTCGTTCCACAGAGCGACTCTGCCTGCCGCGTCGTTCGGCACGGTACCCAGGTAGCGGGTATTGAAGAGCACGGCCGTGTCATTGGCGATCTGATCGCAGACGCGGATAGTCTGGTTGGACTTAAATACGTCGCCCTTCGTGTCGGAGACAGTGACCAGGGAGTTAATATCCTCCAGGATTCGGGTCTCTCCATTGACGTTGTGGAACATCAGGCGCCCGCTCTTGATCGCGGCCTCGAGTTCGGCCTGGGTGTAGTCGGTGTTGACGGTCAACTCGCCGTCATACTTCTTGTTGGTATTGGACTTATTGACTGCGCAGCCAGCAGACGCGCCGGTCATCCAATACACAAGGCCGTACTGACCCATGCCGGGAATGCTCTCATCATAGCCCGTCACATTACTGCCGACTTCGATAACGCCCTCATAGTCTCCGATCTTCTCATTGGTAGACAGGTTGAAGATAACCGTCTGGAACTTCGCGCCGATCTCGTCGCGGAGGCGCTTCGTGTAGTTGACGTACAGCTTAATTGTGGTCGGGTCATCGGAAGGACAGCCGAGCGTGTTGAAGCTGTAGCTCTCCAGCTTGTCCAGGAAAGCCTGGTGCGCAGAAGAGTTTGCAGTACCGTTCGTGCCGCTCGCGAGCGGGGTCTTCGCGGTTGCCTTCAGCACGGCCTCAGACTTCCAGGTGACAAAGTCGTTATCCTTCAGTGCGGTAGCCGCGTCAACCGTCTGCATGTCAAGCAGAGTGGTGTCATAGTACAGGCTGACGTCAAAGAGACTCGGCTGGTCGGCATTTGCGGCGATAACCACAAACATTTTATTGCCGGCAACACCGGAATAGCGTGCGGTGCAGAACTCGCACGTAGCTTTCGCGCCGCCGCCGTTCAGGCGGTAAGCGTAAAGGGTCTGCGTATACTGGAACAGCTCACGCAGGGGCTGCAGAGCCTTATCGGTATACGGGTGACCGAACAGCTTGAGGCTGTTCTTCTGGAAGTCCCCGCTCGTCACGGCGAAAACCGTGTTATCGGGGCCCCAGTCCAGCACCAGAGGCATAGCCGCATAGCCTCTTTCGGAGAGGGTAGCGGACGCCTTAGCCACGCTGGAAAAGTTGATATAAGTACCGGGGAGTACCTTGTTCTGTACTGCCCAGTTTCCACCGCCAAGGGCCATATTATTTCACCTTACCTTTCATAAAATTATCGATCGCAGTATCGACCTCAGCGAGGGTATACTGCTTATCGTCCTCCAAAAGGGCACCGATCAGGTCGCGTCGGTGCGCGTATCGGTTAGACCTGAGCAGCTGCTCTTTCGAGTGCTTAGGAACCGCAGCCTTTGCCGCGGTAGAGGCTTTAGCCATATTACTTTCCTCCTTGCTCAATTTTCAGCGTGCCCATCAGGGTCTCGTTGATCTCTGTACGAGCAAAGTGGTTATACGAGACGAGGAAATGCAGCACGCCGGCAGTGACCTCAAAGCTCATATCAGTGCCGCGCAGCTTATCGCCCCCCGGCAGGTCGATGAGCTTGAGCTCTTCACAGAGGGTATCGGCTACGCGATAGCACTCTTCTCGTCCGGCCTTTGGAAAGTAAAGGACGTCAAAGCGAGGGAGTCTCTTTTGACGCTGCGCCGGATAGTCCAGGACTTCGGCGTTTATCAAAAGCACAATAAAAGCAGGCGGCCGAAGCCCCTGCTTTACTGTGTCAGACTCGATATGACTTTCAGGAAAGGCCTTTCGCAAGGCCAGGGTGATTCCATCTAAAATAATGTTCGTGTTAATTTCCGCCATTGCAAACCTCCTTCAGCTTTTGGAGCACCATCTTCTCAAGCACAGACGGGGCGATTCGCTTTAGCTTTTCTTCCGAGATAGTCAGCATATACTGACCTTCGACCCAGCCCCCGGAAGGGGTTCGGTGACCGAACTCCACATAGGAGGCATATTCTACGGGGTTGATGATCTCAACGGTATACATATTACCGCTCTTTGTCACAGTCAGGGACTGCGCATAACCCTGAGCGGCTTTGCCGTTCTTTGCGCCCCAGCCACGCCGGAGAGTACCGCCTTTCTTGCCGGAGCCTTTCGGGTATTTGCCGACCGGCGTTGCAGGGATAACCAGCGCCAGAAGTCTGGACGCAAGTTCTTTACTGCAGGCGATACAGAGATCATCAAGCTCCGCGTCGCTCAGTTTGCCAAAGCTGTTCGCGAGCTCTCGATACTGAGAGAAGTCGCAGCGACCCCAGCGAGCCATTACGCATACCTCTCGAAAGGCACGAGCATGATCTCCTGATGAACGCTGTAAACTGCAGGAGGACCAGACTGCGCATAGGCATTTGTCTGGCCCTCCTGGGTAACCACGATTTTCGAGCCGGGAGGAATGGCTACGGACTTATCGAGGAACAGTTTCAGCGACTGCTGTGTCAGCGGAGCGCTATCCTGCTCGGTAGTGCTTGAGATACTGGAGAAGGAAAGCCTGCACGGCTGTTTCTGGAGAACCTGGACCTCCGTGGGCTCGTCTCGGCCGTTGGCTGGGTTTCTTATAGTCTTAACTGTGTAAACGTCGCAGAGGCCCTTCCAGAGCTTCTGGAGCGCGTTCCGATAGTTCTTTACCATACCAGCCTCCTATAAGCCGCGATCAGCTCGGCGCTGGGTTCGATCATCTTTGCAAGCATTGCGTCGAACTGGTCCTCGAAAGAGCCAGTATCGGCGATTGCGAAAGTGACCGAAGTATCGCCCTCAGAGATACTCTTCGCAGGTGCTTCAAAGTCATACTGATCGGCGAGTGCGCCGGTCTGCTTCTTGTCTGCGAGGAACATGCCCGCGGCCATATCCACCCAGACATAGAAAAGGCCCTCAGGCACTTGAAGCTGATTCGTTCTGGCCTTTAGGTCTGCCTCGGCTTTCTTAACATTGTAGTTGATCGCCGCGCTGTCGGT